CTTGGACAATTTTATTTCGTAAATATTTTCTATGGTTTACGGGACATTGTCACACCACATTTGAACATGGAGAAATGATGAGTGGTATAAATCCAAATAGTTATGACTGGGATTTAATTGCGCGAAAAATTATATCTATGGGAAAAGATAATAACGATAATGGCGATTATGCAAATTATGATTCAACTTTATGTCATCAAGCATTATCAGGTATGGCATATGTGGCAAATTATTTTTATCGACAAGGTAAAGACCCAAATAAGAAAGTATCAGATTTGGTTCGTGAATCTTTAATTTTGGGTTCAATAAATCGATTTCATATTATGCGTAATTTTGTAGTCATGTTTAGACAAGGAAATCCATCTGGTTTTATGTTAACAACTATTATTAATAATTATTGTAACATGTATTATAATAGATATGTTTTTGTGAGAACAACGTTCAAAAATGTATCTGAGTTTACCAAGTATGTTTATTGTATTTTCTTTGGTGATGATAAAAACGCTACAATACATGATGATATTAAAGACCAATTTAATATGCATTCATTTAAGAAGATAATTGAAGAACTTGGTTTACAATATACTAGTGCATCAAAACAAGAAATAGTTGAACCATTATTACCACTTGAACAAATAACATTTCTTAAAAGAAGATTTATTTATGATGAAAAAATGCATATTTGGAAATCACAGTTAAATCATGATGTGGTAATGGAAATACCACGTTGGTCGGAAAGTGACCCAGCCAATGTGGATGATCAAACAAATCGGTTCAATGCATGTTTAATGGAATTAACAAATTATAGTGAAGAAGAATTTAACCAAGTACGTAACACCTTTGTTGGATACATATTGGAATTAATTAAACTTGGTTATAATTATAAGATCGAGAATTTATTTACATATACATATTGTTGTCATCTTATGTATCCACGTCACTACCCTAGCACTATACCATCTTATGATCTTGCTTCATCGCGTAAACAGGTGACTGAAGTATTGCGTAATGTGGGTGCACAGCGTGATCTGTGTAAACTACTGAATTATAGCATGGACAATAATGATGTCTTACTCCATGCCGAACAAGGTTACATCGCACAAACTCCTCAAATTGATGGCTTTCGCCTTACAAAAAATGAATTAAAAATTATTCGTAAACGAATAACAAAAGGTCTTCGACGTGTAACAACAATAATAAGACCAATTTTACGTCGAGCTGTAACGGAAACAACGAATGTGATTATGGAAATGTGTCCATGTCCAGGTTCACGGCAAGTTTATGCTGTAGTTAAAGAAATGGCACAGAGTGGAGAATTATGGAGATTGATTGAAGAAGAAGATGAAGTTATGGAAACTATTATTGAAGAACAACCAACTGATCAATTTATTGAACAAGGTGTTGACGATCAATCTACTTCAGATATTAATGCTACTACTCAGAAAACAACAACTTTTCTTGATGTTAATGAAGCGCATGTGGCTGCATCGACAATTAATATGAATATACATTCACAAATGGTTTTTGCAGATTGTTCACAGGCAAATTTTCTTGGTCGGCCATATGTTATTAATGAATTAACTTGGGTTTCTACAATGGCATTATATTCTCGTTTGTATTATATAGATCCATTACGAATACTTTTGAGTCAACCTAATATCGTGGCTCATTTGGCATATTCGTCTTGGCTTGCACCGGATCTTGAAGTGTGGTTTCGTGCAAATACAACCATTTTTCATTATGGAGGTGTTGGATTTCAATGGATACCAGCAAATATTGGTAATGCAACTGGTTTGGATCATTTGTCTCGATATACAGCAGATGCACGAAATTGCCTTAATTCGAAAACATGGGTTCAATTATTTGCAGCAGCACGACAAACAATAAAAATGGTGATACCATATACACATTATCGACATAAAATACCTTTAGGTACATGTGTAACAGCAGGTGGTGGTTATGAAAATTATGCTTGGTTGGCAGCTTATGTAACTTGGCCTTTGATGACTGCACAAACAGGTACACCAGCACCATGTAATATTACTACTTTTTGTCGTTTTATAGAACCTCGACAAAGTGGTTATCGACTTGATGCCTATGTTCCTCAAGGTTTGGATCAACCTGAAGATGTAACTGCAAGATTTGGTAAATTAACATTTCAAGAAACACCGCAAGCTGCAGCACCAGGTGATATAACATCTAGCACATTACCAGATAATGTTATACCAAATTATGATAACGAAATTATTGGTGAACACGATGATATGATTGTTCCTGATTATGATTATGA